CCAATACTTGCTTTGCAACCGAATACGCAAAGTTAGCATGGTGTCGTGTATCTTCAGTATAGTCGTAAGAAACGGTAGCATTGCCCGCGGTTTCGGTTAATGCACCATAATTAGGATGGATACACAAAATACCAGAACGAATTGCTTCAATCATTGCAAGACAAGACGTTTCTTTCCAAATATTTGGATATAAAAAGATATGAGCTTTATCAAGTGCTTCAAGAACTTCCTTGTTATTAACTGCACCATGATAAGTCATTTTAGGATGGCCTTTAATATTATTAATCACACCTTCATATGGAGCATCACGCTGTTCCCATCCGTAAATACTAAATGACGAGTAGACGTCAAGATGGATGTTATCATATTCTTGCGATAACGCATCAAAGATTGGGACAAGTAATTCCAAACCGCGATGTGGAGTTGTATGATAGATAAAGCGAATTGTGCTATAGTCTTTATCTTCAGCCGGTGGTGTGTAATTCTTTTCAATTGCGTTAGGGATAACAGAACACATTGAGTACGGAATTCCATATTTTGTAATGTACTGATCTCGTTGCCATGCCGTGACAAACACAAAATGCTCAAACTGTTCCCACTTACCATTATTAAGAATACCCATTTCAGGATCTTCAGCTAGGTCATGGCAATAGAGGATATTTGGTACATCATCTGGCATATGCCGCGGTCTTGAAAAATGGACAGCAACTTTCTTTAGCAAGTCGTGACGTGCATTTTCAAGTAAACGACTGCGCATCATTTCGGTGCCACCCATTGCGTTACCGGATACTTCGGACTCGATAACGTCTCCTTTATAAATGCAACTCATTTCATTTCCTTCATATATATTTCTTCTAATACGTTATTAAAATCTGTTAATGATCCATTATTATGAATACGATACGTTCTTACATTAAATTCGTGGGGAAGGACATACTGGTTTTCAATAGGAGTTTCGTATCCATTGATGTATTGCCAAACTAAATCGCTTCCATTAAAATATCGTCTGCTATCCGACGAAAAGTCACACCCATCTCTTGTAAGTTGCACCAAGACAAAATTGTCTGAACCAATTTTATTTATTACAGGAAGTAGCTCGTCAACAAAACCACCGTCAGAAATACAGTAATTTTTTGACACGTCAATTTCATTTGCTACTTGGTTGCCAAAGTAATCTAAACCTAGTCGAGGTTTAATTCTTTCTTCTGAAACATAGATCATTGCTTCGCGGCGTGAGAATCCGCCGAGGTGTTGGGAAGGACGTTCTTTAACGTTACGATCGTTATAGCCTTCCATAAACCAATCGTAAGAAACATTAAAGTATTTGGCCGTTTCTTTATACAATTGGTACTTAAAAGAAAGGTGCTTAAAACCTTTCTCTTTAAAGAAATCAGCGGCGGCATCCTTACCTGCCTTAGGGGGTCCGTTAAAAAGTATAATCATAGACGATCCGATACTATATTTTGAATTTCAGTTTTCCACATATTTTTCCATTCGTGAGGAGTGATACCTGACAAAATGAAATCACGGTCTTCTTGTTGAAGATAACCCATTGCATCTTCTATATTTAGATATCCTTTATTCCACATTTCATAATCTTTAGGATTCATATCAATGTTACGTTTACGAACAATTCCTGTAGCGGCACTTTTGCGTTGGACAATCATATCACACCTCAACAAACATATCACGGATTTCGTCTTGGTCAAATTCAGAACCCAAGACTTGTTCAGTTAATTCTTGTAGGTAATCAAGAGATTCAGAAGCGAATGTGTATAGAGGATTTCCTCCCGCAGGCCCATTTTCAATGCGAGATAGAACTCGGCAACCATGGTCAGTAGCAAATTCAAGGACTTCTTCGTGAGCAGCTTCATATGAGATATCAAGTTCAACAGTGTAAGTAGTATGTGTCATAGCATGTTTCCTTTGTTAATTTATTCTATAATAACAAAGGATGCTATGAATGTCAACAACTTTTTTTGGTTTTTATGAAATTAATTTGAATTTTTTTCATACAGCCACGCTAAATCTTTTACGTGGGACCGATGAATTTTTGCTTGGACAATACCGTTATAGTAATCTTCCTTTAGCAATGCGTGGCGGGTAATTTGCTCGTAAAGCTCAAGATAACCCAACTCACCTTTCTTGTGGCAAAGGTGTAGTATTTCTCGATGGAAATTGTCTGCACCTTTTTCCTCGACCATTAACTTTACTTCTTCTGATGATCCAAAGTACTTCATCCAATCGGTTTCAACAATTTTAGTTCGCCGTCTCTTTTGACCTTTAAGAGGTGGTAAACGCCGTTTAGATTTTAGTAATTTTTTGCCGATGTATTTCTTATCGTTTGACTTATCAGTGATTATATAGACAAACCCAATATAATCACCGATATCGTCCGAGGTAAATTCTTTACCTTCGTAATGCCACATAGTAGACTCCTCATAACCATTACAGTTATTTATTGTCTACAACCAATTTAATTTAACCACCATCCTAATTTTGCGCCATTATGTATAATAATCATAAAGCAAGTTACCATATGTGTCAACCACCAAATGGTTCTAATAACAGCCACACTGTCTGCTTGGCTGTCTGTTTCTCCAACTTTCTCACCGAGGCTTTTTGCCCACAGTCTCCAAAGTTTTTTAATCCTCACGTTTGTTTAACCCCCAATCAATTACGACAGGAAATCTTGGTATGCCATCTGGAGTTGGAGTAAAGTACCGCAACGTTGCCCAGTCAGGCTTTTCTTTGTTTAAAAACATTTCTTTCATTACTTCTTGTGTTCCACGGACACCAGCACCAAACTGAGTACCGTCAGGCAATTCAAGAACAAACCGCTTAATGTGTCCAAGCCAATTGCCTTTACCTTCCTCAACGCCAATTACTTTAAATTCATCGGTAAGGAACTCTTTACGTTTGATAAGAAACTTAGATCGCTTGTTTTGTTGATACACATCGTCAAGTCGAATCATTTGTCCTTCGTATCCGTCTTCAATGTAAGCGCCATAATTACGATCCAATTGTTCTTGGTTGCTAACTTCGAGTGTTTGGACAATTTGAATGCAATCATCAAAATCAATCAGACATACTTCATCAATTCGTTTTGAAAATATTTGGTTTGAACTGATTAGATCATATACATGGTACTGAACTAATTGAGCCGATTCTTCAAGATCGCTTTCAGAAGGTTTTGTTTTACGAACCAAAGATGTGATCTTGTTAAAGTTTTCTCGAAGGTCGTGGTTATATAACTCTCCATCTAATACAGCTTCGGGATGCTTTTCAAAAAAATCTTCCAATGCTTTGTGAATATGAGGCACAGAAATGATTTCTTTACCAGCACGAGACCATAGGCCATCGGCACGAGCAATACAACGGATGCCATCTAACTTTGGTTGTGAGTAATATCTGCTACCTTCAAAATTGATTTTGACATCTTCGTATTTTGCCGCAAGCATAGGCTTAATCTTTGTAAATTTATCAATGTCTTCAATTGTTTCAAAGTAACCACGCTCACGCTTTTTGTTAAATTCGGCAAACATTTCAAGTTCAGACTGAGATTCCAACGATGTTTCGTTTGCTTTACCTACATTCTTTTGCTCAACAATTTTCCAACCAGATATAACCTTTTTGCCTGTTTCTAAACCTGCCGTGGATCTCCAACCATAAACTGTTCCGTCGTTTCCAACTTCTCCAAACCATTCTCGGATTTCTCCTTTGGAATCACGTTTGTATAGTGTGGGTGATGTACGTATTACTTCCAAGTTATTCTCCTATCTTCGCATTGAAGCTATGTCTTTTGCTTCGTTGGTTCCCCGCATAATCGGGACAAGGTTGGACTTGTGCATTGTTCCGATTCCAACGATGAGGTCACCTGTGTATTTGTTTGGCTCTTTCCTCGGGGTTCCTCCAGGAATTGTGTCCGACGTCTTGATGCTAGGATAGCGCGGTTCGTTGCGGTCATTCGATTTCGAGGCTTCATAAGGTACAAACTCCTTTTTACGTTTTGGCATTTTTCCTGAAATGTATGCAACGTAATCATCAAGTTCTTCAAACTGAAGATAGTGCATATTCTTACGGCGCATATCCTTGTTATAACGACGCCATTCTAATTCAACTGCTTTCATATCAAGCTTTTTAGGTTTGCGTTTTTTGCTACCGTGGACTTGAACTCCACGAATCATATGCATACTCATAAGATAAACTCCATTATTAGACCTGCGATAAGAAGTAATACTCCTCCGTATAAAATAGTTTTTAATAGTACATATGTTACAAGATCGTGCATAATATAACTCCATTTGATATAACCATATTATACTAAAGAAAAGGTCATGTCAATGGTTTTATTCGCTTAAACCAAAACATGGCATATGAATTGCTTGCTTGCAGTTACTAGCATATTCATCTACACCCAAGGTGAGTATAGTTATGCCAATGGGTACTACTGTAAACATCAGAATTATAACGAAAAATGATAGTGCTAGTCCTTTAAACATTATATATGTTCTCCTCCATTTGATATAACCATATTATACTAAAGAAAAGGTTATGTCAATGGTTTTTTTCGTAAAATGTTACAAAAATGATAAAGTCTGGTATATATAATACTGTAACAATTAGTTACACTTTAATTAAACCAGACTCAGGAGTATAAACTTTTTATGAAAGACATTGATGTTTATAGTTACGTAGACTATGGAATTTTTGTAATCACAATGGGCGTCGTTATTCTAGCGATATTACCTATCTTCTAAACGTCGTTTTCGTCAAAGTCATATTCACCATTCTCGTCGTACTCAACAATTTCACGGCGATAGGCGCCTTCACCTTGGTCAAATGAAACGCGAAGTTCGTCAAACATTTCAGGTGACATACCAACGACAGAAAACCTGCTTTCTTTATCATTCCATTGGCGGATATAAACCGTATCTTCATAAATTAAACATTGAACATCTTCATGAAATGCTTCTTCATCTAAGACAGTAATCGCAATCTCATCCCAATCCATTTCAACTGTAAACATTAACTTCTCCTAGTTGGCTACCAATATTGCGGATATTTATAACTTGCCTATGTAGTCTTGTAAAATCTCCCAGGTCTCTTCCCAACCTGATACATGGTGGTTTGTTCCTTTTACATTAACATCTGCAAAAGGTTTATCATTACCACCTTCACCCATCTTATCTCCAAAAAATACAAGATCGTCATATGGTCGGAAGTGATTAATGATTTGAGATTTGTCTTTTCCAATTGGGTAGATATCTAAACCAGTATCTCCTCCAATCTTTGCTATAATTTTTGCGTTTGACTGAGCAAAGATATAATTAAAGGTTGCGGCAATTGTTCGCCTTTCTTTATTGTACTCATCGTACCTAACATATCTTTTTCTTTGCTCAGGTGTTGCGTTACGACCGACAACACTAAAGTTCAAACAACCTGGACGTATCTCAATATGATTACCAGTTCTTTCAGGATATGGACTACGAATCAACTCATCACTAAGCCATTCCATAACAGATTTAGGAACTTCCCATTTGTTTGTTTGGATATTTTTACCTTCCATCCAAACATCATTACCTGAACAGCTAAACACTCGCTTTACGATATGGCAAACATCCTCACCTAATTGCTCAACTGTTTTTGGGTAATCACTCCCAGAAACCAAAAAGACTGGTTCCTGTTTAGCAAACTTTAAAAACCAATCTTTAAATTCAGGGTCCATTTTACTACGCGATGGAGTTAACGTACCGTCTACATCAAATATAAATCTAAACATTATGATTCTCTTTCTGCTACGCGGCGTCGTAAATCACTTGATGAGAAGCGGTGATCGCGTTTATTAAAGTATAGTTGGATACCCCGCTTCTTGCAAATATCCTTACCTGTAAAATCTTTTTCCTTGTACTCCTCACCGAGTACACGAATATCAATATGGTACATAGATAGTATATCACCTAAATCACATTCTGTCAAATACGGAATGATCTCATCAACATAACCAACTGCTTTTAATTGTGTGTACCTTTCAACGACTGTTTGGATAGGTGCATTCTTATCCTTTCGGTCCATTGTTGGATCTATCTGCAAACCGCAAATCAAATAATCGCATTGCTCTTTTGCCTCACGAAGCATTTGAATATGGCCTGCATGGAGTAGATCAAACGCCGACGCAGTAAATCCTACTTTCATTACCAATCATGCCTTTTAACGTAAACATAATCTTCAGCTTGTGCTTCTTCAATATCAATATTGCCAAGGATCACATCAGTAACGACATCAGTTACATGCTGAATAGATGGGTGTGACGCAAAGAAATTCATAATGAAATCTTCATCAATCGTCATACCTGCATCCATAAACTGATCTTCAATATCCATAAGCGTAAGCTGAACACCAAGGCTATCGAGCGATTCAGTAAAGATACTGTCCGGAGTAATCGACGCAGGATCAGCCGTCGTTTCAAATAATATCTTTTCTATAATAAAAGGGCCGAGTTCTTTAATGTCTCTCATTGTTTTACCTCATTTTGGTTTGCGTAATATTACATTACTCATAACTGCTTCTCTTATAAGAGAAAGCTTTGCTCCATATTTACGCGCGGTTGCAAGAATAGCGTTCGTATCCTTAGGAAAACAATGCCCGCCGAAACCGCGTTCTTCTGTAACCGTCGTATGACTTTTACCGATACGAGGATCTGCACTAACAAGTCCTATAACAGATTTTGGATCAACTCCAACGGCGTTACACATATCATGCATTTGATTAAAGAATATTACTTTCGTAGCAAGGTATGCGTTCCGATAGTATTTAGCCAAAATCAATTCCTCGGGATTTTGAGTAGTTACTTTAACACCCAAACTCATACTAAGTATTGATGCCCAAAATCCAACATTGCCACCACCAATGAAAACTTCTTCTTGATTTTTAAAATCTTCCATTGCGTGTTCAGCTCTTAGGAATTCTGGTGAAAAGGTAATTTCCTTGTTAGGAAATGTATCTAGGATTGTTCTCCATCCTTCAAGGCTAATAGTACTTTTAATTAGAATAGGAACATTTGGAGATCGTTCAATAACATCTACGACATTATTAATATCACAAGATAGGTTATCTTGCCCTGGCCGTTCAGGCGTTGATACACAGACAATTACCGCGTCAGGTTTAGCACCGAAGTTGTGCATATTCTTCGCAGGATCATATACTGATATATTATGTTTAGTCTGAAGCGATAAGGCGTGAGCTGCTCCAACAAAGCCATATCCAGCAATTAGGATATTCACTCTTGTACCTTATTTTCAATTTCTTCCAATGCATCTTGAATGTGTCGCTTTAGATCATTAGATTTTTTAAACGCTTCTTTAACACTAGAATGATCTGGTCCTTTTATACGAAGTAACTCTTCAGCATTCTGTTGAGCGTTGCAAAAAGTAATAAATTTATTCCGTAGAGTCATCACTACCTCCAAGTGTTACTGGCTTTTCTTTCCAATCGTTAACCCATTCAATCTTTTTCTCATCCGTCCAACTTGTAAGGTAATCGTTATCTCGGTTAAAGGTTAGCAACATACGAGGTTCGTCAACTACAAACGTATCGACGATTTGCTCTCCCATCCACAGCTGTGAAAATTCTTTAACCTCTTCGCAAGTAACAGAATCTTTTGCGTAGTCAACCAATTGTTTGTTAGTCAAGTTTTCCCAATCATCAAATGCGTCTTCAGGAACACAGTATCGTTGACGGAAAGAACTTACACAAGTTACCATTACATATTTCTTATCGGTGGTCATAGTGCTTATCTCCTTCGACTCTTTGCAATTTTTCTAATGCTATACGACTTTCTTTCCACTTTTTCTGCGCATTAACATATTCAGGTAAATCGTTTTTCTTTTCAAACATGCCTGTTCGTACTTGATTATACCAGTAATGAACTTTTCCATATGCTAATAACAATTCTTCTGACGGTTCTTTCATATTACCACCCTGGCGCTGAATAATCTGTGTGCTTCTTGTACATGATTGTGCCATCCAAGCCGTAAGTAGGACAAACCGAAATAAATTCCGGTAATCCCATTTCATCTTTTTCTCCACCTTCCCCGCAAATAAAATATGCTCCGGTTTTTTCAGGTGAACTGTGTTTCCAAATCTTTAAAAGCTTTTGGTATAGCTGATATTCATTTTCAGTAAGTTCAAACATACGTTGCCTTCTCATTATTTTTCCCAACGATAATAGATGTGAGCACCTAGCCGGCCAATCATTTGCAAAGATTTAGCCCAACGAGGATTTACATAAGTTGCATGATAGTGCGTTGCACCTTCAGTGATACCACGAAATTGACCATTCTCAACCATATCCCACGCAATCATTTGAGCTTCAACCCATTTATCCTGATCTTGCGGAACGTCTGCTTTGCCATCACAATACCAGCTAAACTGGCAAGCATTGCGCTTAACAGATCCGTTGCTATTTTTTACGCTTTGATAAACTACACCACAAATGGTTTCAGGATAACGAACATCCAGCACGCGGTTTAAAACTACATCAGCTGTTCCTGCTTTATCAGCCAGGTTGCTGGAACGCGCTTCATAATAGATATTAAGAGCTAGGCATTCAATTTCGTGTGTATCATATGTAATATAGTCATAATGATCATCAACATCAATAGCATCGCTATAAGCAAAGGCCGCCGTTGCCGTTACGATGCTTCCGACTAAAGTACCTTTAAGGAGTGTGTTTAGATGTTTTTTCATGGTTGCCTCATTTGTTATAGTAATATATTATACTATCTGTAAACCAATGTCAACCACTTTTTATGTTATTTACTAAATTATTTAGTCTAAATCTCATAGTTTTTGTTTCAACTGTGTCAACCCATATGCTATCATCACTTGATATTTCCTCAAGAATATTAATAAGCATAGATCTATCCGATCTTAGTGTTTCAATTTCTTGACGAAGGTCTGCAGCAGTCCGTTGACTTTGCACAACTTCTTGCTGCAGATAATTTAACCCAGGTTCATTTACTTTTCTTTTTGGCATTGCCTTCACCATGATCTTTGAAGAAATCGTAATCGCTTTTGTAGATTTCACGAATCCACGCAATCTGATCTCTTGACAAATCACCACGCTTGATTTCGTATTCTGTTTTGTTCAAATGCTTTTCTGTCTTAAGAAAATCAGATACTTCCTTTTTGTTGATAACTGTAAACTCGTCAAAGTTTTGAGTATCAACAAATCGGCATTGTGGATGGAAGTGATGAACTTGATGCTTATCCGTTAAGCGGTGCATATTCGCAAAGAAATAGTCAATCTTTTCTTGTTTGGTGCATTCGTCAAGATTAACACTAAACATATTGAAGATATCTTTTCCATAATCGTAATACCGTTGACCAGGAACCAAATACACATTCATACATGACAAGAATCGTTCAATAGGATCAGTAAATACAACAAGAGGTTTCTTTGCTTCAAGGTATTCCTCAGAATCACGCATCACCTGTTTACGATTTGGGAAACTTTCTTTAATTGTAACTGAGCAAGACCGAGGTACTTCGAACCATGTACGTTTGCCGTCAAGGTTATACATCAATGGCCACTCAAGAGTTTTACACCAATAACAGCCGCAATCGTTAAACGAGAATTTGGATCCTACCTTTGTTTCAGGTAATAAGAAATCTTTTAGCATTGGAGTTTCAAATATCATTGATGGCAAATTCTCGTGCGGATACCTTTGCAGGATATGATCTTCGTTTCCGTCAGGAGCAACCTTACCTTCAGCCGGAGTTACTGTTGATACATATGCTTGATACGCTTCAGAGTTATATCCTTCGCCTTCTGCCATCCATTGAAATTTATCGTGTGCGTGAGCAAAAGAATCAGCTTTGATTTTACGCTGTTCATTATTACCAACCCAAGCAAAGTGCCAACCCATATCTTGAACGATCTTTCCGTTTTGAGCAGGCCACGATACTTTAAGCGGAACATAACCACACCGAATATTATTAAACGTAAATTCTCTAAGTTGATTGCGAGTAACAAAGAACATTGCTCTCCACCAAACAACAGGTCTACCGTCGCGATGGTGAATACGTAAATCAGCACGACCTTGCAGATATACCAATGGTATTTTCATAATAAGTTGCTCATTAGAACGAACCATATTTGCAACCCATTGGATTTGTTTTGGATCAATGATCTCATCCATGTCGCCGTAGATAAAAACATCGTCATTATCAAATTGGTCAATTACAGACATTGCTGCATCTTTTTGCAAACGTTCACGGCATCTTGCTTCAATGCTTTCTTGATTACGACCATTTTCACCAGCATTCTTTTTATCAATATTTCTGATTTCGAGATCTTCAGTTTCAGGAATATCATGTGGAACATAAATGATCTTCTCCATCGGAAGGCCTTGCTTACGAGCAATTTCTTCAAACTTTCGTTCAACAGGAAGACCACTGTGAGTCTTGTTTGACTCAACAATGATAAAATGGTCTACGTGATCCTTAAGAAGGTTTACTCGTAAATAAAGTAGCTCTTCATTATAAGGTGCGAAAAATGGGAATACATCAATAATCTTTGCCATACTACACTCTTTCTAGTACTGTTAGTCCATTATTATTCGTTCTGTGCATTTTGAACTGCCAATGTTTATTCTTAATCATAAAGTCAATAATCGCAGGTAACAAACCTTCACCTGGGAATATCTTTCTTTGTTTATCCCAGCTTTCATCCATCAACCCATAAGTTTGAGTATCATGGAAGGCAAGATATTTACGCGCTTTATTGCCATGCAATTTGAGTTCCTGTGCCAATTGGTCTCCGCTATGCCATGTGTCAATAAACAATAAGTCGGTCTCTTCAATTTCAAGATCACGAGTATCAGCTTGGATATATTCTACATCCTTACCTGCGTGTTTGGCGTTAAGAAACAATTCTTTTACATTATCAACCAATTCCAAGTCGTAAGCTCGGAATACTGCGTGGGTTGACAAAAACGCACGAGTACTATCGCCAAAGCGGCTACCCATCTCAGTAACATGGCCGCACTCTGTTGCCAAACTTGCTAAGATAGGTAAATGCTCTTTAATATCAGATCGTTCGGCATATAACGATTTCTCGTATTCACGCCGAATGTATTCGTTCCAATGCATCATATGTCCAACCACCTCGTGTTATCTAAAGTCCATCGCACAACTTCTTCAAGTCGTCGTTCAACTGGTTGCGGACGCCAACCCATGTTCGCCATACGATCGCC